GCTTTTTTTAATATATCACTTAATACACCTTTTCCACAATTTCTTAAACCTTGTAATAGAACCCATTGTTTATCTTCTATGTGTCCTGCTAAAATTCTAGATATTCTATATAAAAAATATTTCATTAGTAGATATTGATTCTCATCTTTATTTATTTTATCTTTATCTTTATCTTTATTATCTTTATCTATATATTTAGTTATATTATCTATGTTTATATTTTTATAATCTATTGAAAATACTGGATATATTACTTTATCCAATAAATCTTTTCTAATTTTTTCATTCGATTTCATATCTAAGTCTTTATCTATCTTTATAAATGTATCATTATGTTCTCCTTCTACAAACTTTTTATCTTTAAAATCGTAATAACCATTCTTAAAATAGATTCTATTTAATGTTCTATTCCATATAGTATCTTTAAAATTATTATCTGTTTCACATTTCGCTTTTAAACCTGCTATTATTTCAATTATAGATTTATGGATCTTAGATACTTCTTTATATGTATATTCTATTCCTTCTTTTGTAGTTATCTCTTCTATTATATAATATTCTTGATCTGAAATTAAATCATATAATTGCATATCTATTGCTTTTTCATTCATCAATATTTTATCTTTTATCATTAAATATAAATTGTCTTTATCCTTTTTTAGTTTATCTTTTAATATAGTATTTAACATATGATTTACTATTTCTATAATATTTTTACCTTCATATCTATCAACCTTTTTTATTTTAAAACTATATAGTAATTCTTTTAATTCTAAATTATGTGGTTTTAATGTCCATTCTATATTCACTCTTTGATTATCTATGTTTTTGAAGTTTTTATTTAATATACTTATTATGTCATCTACATTATATTTTGATTTATATATTGTACAGCCGTCAAACATTGGAGTCTGTATCTCTATCTTCTTATCTTCCATTATTTTTATTGCTTCTTGTAAGCAATCATTTTCATATTTACATAAAACTAAATTTATCAGTTTCCCTTTTTGATTTGTTTCATTCTTTACATATTTATATAATTCATCTTTATATAAATCCCATATTTTATTCTGTATCTCTTTCATCTCTTTATCAAAATTTAAAAAGTTATTGTTTTTAATCTTTTTTGTACGATGATATGATGTATAAGTTTCTTTATTTACACATTTTAAATATAATGCTTTAGCATCTGGTTTTTCTATTTTTAATTCTATCATTAATTCATTTAGCCATTCATCTCTATTTTTTATATATTTATCTAAATATATATATTCTATTTCATGTTTATTACATAAATATTTTAATATTGTTGGATGAGCATTTTTCATATCTAAATCATATGATATATTCTCACATAATAGACCTCTAAAACCATTAAATATTCTTTGTAATGATATTTGTTTTGATTGTATTCTTCCAAAATCTTTTCCTGCTACATATCCATATTCTACTTTATAATTGTTTTCACTTTGTAGTACTGCATTGCAGTAATTTATTAATTTTGTTTGTTCTGTTTTAAAGTTTGTCTCTTCATCTTCTATATCACTTCTTTTATTCTTTGATGCATTATATAGTTCTTGTAATTGCTTTAATGACAATTCTCTTAATAATTTTGCTACTTCTAAATTTACTCTTTCTATAAAAAAAACCATTTCTATATATATATCTATAGAATATTTTATTTAAATAATTTTTTAAATAAAAATTGATTTCTATATATTTTTAGTTTTTTTATTTTTAAAAACTGCTCTTTAAGTATTTAGATTAATTTTACCACTTAAAGAGATACTTAAACATTTATTTCTTCTTTTTTTTTATTTTTTCTCTTTTGATAGTTTTCTCTAGCTTGTTGTCTTAAATGATTCATATAATTTTCATCTTGTTTTTTTTCTTGATATCTTTTTTTCTTTTGATCACTTATTTTATCTTTATTGTTATTATAATATTTTTTATTAGCTTTCTTTTGTGCTGGTGTATTACTTATATATATTATAACTGCTTGATTTTCCATTTATATATATAATACTATATATTTTATTTTTTTAATATATTTATTTATATTTTTATAGTTCTATATATGACAAATCATTTATGACAATTTTATAATGACAAATTTTAAAAAGTTTTGTCATTTTGTCATAGTTTTGTCATTTTGTCATTTTGTCATTTTATATAAAAGTATATATATAACTTAATTTTATAAAATTTAATGACAAAATGACAAAATGACAAAATTATTTCAAAGTTTTATTTATTATTTATAAAGTAATTTTAATTTTATTTTTTTTTTATTTTTTATTTTAAATTTTTTTTGTCATTTTTGTCATTTTGTCATTAGAATTAATATAAGTTAGTTATATATATACTTTTATATCTTATAATGTTATGACAAAAAATGACAAAATCTTAAAAAAATGACAAAATTAAAAGTTTTGTCATAAATATCTATATATATAACAAATGAATAAAATTAAAAAAGGAATATAACAAAATATTTAAGACAATTTTATAATGATAATTTTTAAAAAGTTTTGTCATTTTGTCATAGTTTTGTCATTATTATCAATATATATAACTAAGTATTAAAGCCAGTTCTTAATTTTAGGCTTTTCAGGTATAGGTATAGGATCTGATGGATGTAATAAAGCAGATGATTCATTATTATTCTTAATAGGAGTCTCGGGTGGTGTTTTCTTCATATCTATCTCAACAAGTCCATAACAACATCTAGAATGTCTCAAATGGCCAATAAATGACGATAACAAAGCAATCAAACCAATCATTAGATTAATATATTCTAATTCCATATTTATAATATATATATACATAAATTATAAATCTTTCCAATTAATTCTCTTACCTTCTTTTTTTATCTTTATAGCCTTTTCAATTTGTTTTTTAGTCAAATCTTTAGCGAGAGGTTTAGGGGTCTTCTCATTTACTTTCTTTTTAGGACGACAAACAGAAGGAATATCTTTTTCTTTTTGTTTTTTACCTTTAGTTCCACAAGGTAGTTCTTTATTATCAGTTAATAATGCAGAAAGGTTTATCCAATTTTCATTACTCCATCTTTGTAGTGCTCCTTTATTCTTTTTAGTTGTAGGTTTAGTTTTACCTTCAGAGGCTAATTTCATTGAACGATATGCAGAATGTTTTTCAGGCATTTATATAATTATATAATATAATTATCTATTATTATTATATAATGTCTCTAGTAGGTTCAGTAAGTCTTACAAATAAAACAGGTATATTTTTAGGTGAAGTAAATCTATCTAATTTAAATTCAGATGCAAATGCTGTTTTATATTCTGTAAATGGTAGTGATATAAAAGGAGATAACAATATTCTCAAATTTGAAGAAGATATTAAAAAATTAACAGTTAGTGAATCTATGTCATATGTTTCAGCCTATCCTATAGGTGTTGAAACAGCAAATAATGACAATAATTATTTTACTGGTGTTCTAGCACAAAATAAAAATAGTTCTGATGGTTCATCTGCTCATTTATTATTAACTAATGATTTAGGTACTGATAGCGCTTTTTATGGTGGTTTAGATATGTTTTCATCTAATACAACTATTCAAAACGGTCAGTTCGGAACAATGCCAAATGCTCTAGGTTTATCATCTCAATCATCATCTATAGTATTAACTCCAAATGCTGGCAATGCCGAAGAACAAACACAAAATAATAATATTATATTAACATATTATAATGGACAACAAGCACATATAATAAATAATCAAGGTCAATTAATAGTAGGAGCAAATGATCCAACATTTACAAATTCATCTTATGGCGGTGATGATGGTAGTGTAAATAGATGTTTAACATCAAATGGAGTTCAGGGTCTAAAATGGACACCAATAGGTGGATATAATGGATTATTTAATGCTTTCTATACAAATAGTCAATATAAACAATCAGATAGTGGTTCTAGTATTGTTCTATTTGAAAAACTTGGATTAAATTTAGTTCCAGATAGTGGTAATAGATTATTAATAAAGACTATATTTGCTTTTGAAACAAATACAAATGACACAATATATTTTGATTTAGATTTATTAGATGATAATGGTAATTTTGTAGCAAATGCTCAATCATTCTCAACACAAGCAAATGGAGGATTACATACTATTCCAATGAATTTTAATTATGTAGCAACAAGTGGAATATTAAATTTTAGAATAAATGGCCGTATGAATGGAGGTCAAATGTCTATAAATACATATCAATATTATTCAATAGAAGTTAATCAAATTCAATCAGCAACTTAAATTTTAAAATTATAATTATATTTATAATTTTAAGAATAATTTATAAAAGCAGTAGCAGTAACAGCATTAGATGATTTTAATCTTAAATAAAGAGGTGATGCTTGAATATTAAATCCAAAGTCACCAACTGCTGATTGATTATAAGAATATTGACTATCCCAATATAAAATATTATCATTACTAAATTGAACGGTTAAGACAGTAGATGCACTAAGAGAACCAAAAATAGTTATATTAGTTTGATAGATACCACTAAGATCGCAAATAATAGAAGTACCATTAGGAGCAACTAAATTATTAGCCCACACAACAGTAGAACCTTTATTTAAGTTATTAACATTTACAGCAACACCAGATAGATCTAATAAATTACTAACATTAACGCTTTCACCTGATATATCAACTCTTACACCTGATAAATCCATTAAATTACTAACATTAACGCTTTCACCAGATATATCAACTCTTACACCTGATAAATCCATTAAATTACTAACATTAACACTTTCACCTGATATATCAACTCTTACACCTGATAAATCCATTAAATTACTAACATTTACACTTTCACCTGATATATCAACTCTTACACCGGATAAATCCATTAAATTACTAACATTTACACTTTGACCACTAATATCAACAGCAATACCTGATAAATCCATTAAATTACTAACATTAACACTTTCACCAGATATATCAACTCTTACACCTGATAAATCCATTAAATTACTAACATTAACACTTTGACCACTAATATCGACTTTAAGTTGATTATTACCATTATTAAAAGTTGTTGATTCATTAAGATTAATATATAAATTTGTACCATCTCCTAATAAATTGTTACCATTACTATCAAATATATTAACATCACCGCTTACGACAACACTTTGACCATTAATATCAACAACAATACCCGATAAATCCATTAAGTTACTAACATTTACATTTTGACCACTAATATCAACAGCAACACCAGATAAATCCATTAAGTTTAAAACATTAACATCAAGACTCGTATTTGTTATATTAGCATCAACAGAACCGGATAAAGCGAGATTACCACCAACAAATACAGACCCATCTTGATTTAAAGGGCTAGTAATAGCAACATTAGATGCTGGAGTATTTCCATTCTCTTGATATAATACATTACTTTTTTGAATAGTTGAAACTCTGAGATAAGTTTGATCAACAGTATCAATGTTCGTTATTACAATATTAAAATATCCTAAATATGGCTGAACTCTATAAATAAAAGCATTAGAGCTTGGTGTATTTTCAATAAATGTTTTTTCATATGTATTATCATAAAAATTTGATGAAAAATTTACAGTTAATTGAAATTTAGTATCTGTTTCTACTGATATACATATTTCTGCGAAATTAGTAGTAGATGTATATGAACCTGTAAAACTATCTGATGCATTTAGAGCAATTGTTGTTGAATTTGCTTGATCGATTGAACCCATTATATATTATATATTATGATTATATTATTTTTATTTTATTTCTTAATGTAATCCTTCTGAGTTTGTATTGAATGACCCATCTCTTCTGCATCTTTCTTTTGTTCATCTAATACTTTGCCATATTTAGATGATAAATAAATATGTCTTAGCATGCTAGAGCCTATTTTCTTATTAAATATTTTATTTAGAATTCTAGTAATTCCATTATCTTTAACTTTTTTACTATCATAATAAACTAAAAATGGGATATTCTCTTTCTTTAATAACATTTTTTGAGGATGATGCTTAATATATAATTTAAGAACATCCATTAAATCTTTTGGAATATCAAAAATTTGCTTACCAAATTTTTTAGCAGTCTTATAATCATTAAATATAAATTGTTCTTTTTTAAGATCTAAATAATTAAAATTATCATCATCTGTTTTGTCTTTACTAATAACCATATCTATATAATCTTTATTTCTTCTAGGAGCCATAAGAACATATAGAGATAAAACAACTAAATCTAAAAGATTATTATATTGGTCTTCTGTTGGCTTTTTAGATAATTTAAGATTTGATTTTAATTCATTAAATTTATTTTCTACTTCTTCCCATTTCATCCAGTTTTCTTTTTGCTTATCACTTTTTTCATTATTTTTATTATTATCATTAATTTTTTTAGTCATATCAATCATAATATCATAATATTGTTTATATAGAGGACTTTCTAGAGCCTTAAGAACTGAAACAACTGAAATAATGATATTTCGTTGAGTAGTTTCTTTATAATCTTTTATTTTATTTAATACAACTTCTGGTTTTAATAAAAACTTTAGATTTTTTATATCTTTTTTATCATTAAGATTTTTTAATATTTTCATATATAACTTAATTGAATTTTCAGATAGGTTTTTACTTTTCAGTTTTTCTTGAATTGAATTTTCCATTTATATATATAATATATAAATATAAAAAAATCTAATCTTATATTATATAAATGTCAAAATCTATTGAAGATTATAAAGAGTTTTTTGTCCCACCAATTACAAAAGAGATTTTATTAATGTTATTAGAAAAAGTAACAAAAGTATTAGAAGATAATAATATAAAATATTTTATAGAAGGAGGCACAATATTAGGAGCAGTAAGACATAAAGGATTTATCCCTTGGGATGATGATATTGATTTAGGAGTGTTTGATAAAGATTTTGATAAACTTATACCTTTATTTATATCAAATATTCAGGATCACCAATATGAGATAAAAGTTCAAAGAAGTTCAGAGGATATGATTAAAGTATTTGTCGCTGAAATGTGGTTAAAACATAAAGATAACGGTCATATAGTAGGCACGCCAACATTAGATATATTTAGATATAGACAAGCAGGAGATTATATAAAATTAGCATCAGTAAAAGAAAGAAAAAGATTTCCAAATTGTATATATAAAAAAGATGAATTTTATCCATTAAAAAAATATCAATTTGAATCATTACATGTATATGGTCCAAATAACCCTATGCCATTTCTATTAAAATATTATGGTCGAGACGTTATGACAACATATAAAGTAGATATAAGAAAAGAAGATAATGCAATTCATAAAGATAGAAATCAAATTATTCAAACTTCTAAATCAGAAACAGCAAATAAATTGTGCTCTGTCAATACTGCCTGAGGATAATTCTTAAATACACAACACCAACGGGTTTTTAAAGTTTTTATATATTTTATTTCTTTTTTATCAATACCAATATAATTTTCTAAAACATAATTAGTTCTTCCATTACTACCATATGGAAAATAGACAAACCAGTGGCACTCCATAAGAAAGTTACGGATATAATTAGAATTAGGATAATGAACAGTCATTATAATGCTTGTGTTTGTATGTCTCCCAGTTGTTAGAATAGCATTAATAAAATCAAATAAAGATTTTTTAATATCTTTTTCTTTTATCATTTCTATATCATCAAACACACATAAACAATTTGGCACATCTTGAATAGTTAATGGTTCTTCGATCCAACTTTCATCAATTTTAACTCTTTTAACAAATTTTTTATCAATAGATTTATCTTCATCTAAAACACTAAAAAAATATACATCATTCTTCTTATAAACTTTTTTATATTCTTTAATATAATTGTTTGTATAATAACTTTTACCACTTCCAGACATTCCACAAATCATTCCACACTCTCTTTCTTTTGTTGTATCTGGTACTTGTTGAAATATACCATCTTTTATTTCTAAATCTCTAAAATAATTTTTTTTAAGTTTGCCCTTTTGTTCCTTTGCGTCTGGATCTAGATAGATTAATTCATTATCATCTGCTCCCCCTACAATTTTACAAATGGGACGGCCGACTTTATTTGTGTTAAACATCTTATATATATATTTAGATTATAAATTTATATTTTTGGTTTAATTGAATTCCATCTAGGAAGATGGCCGATTGGTAGTTTATAGAATGCATAGAATCTTAATGCTTCACTATTTATCAAATTTTGGTATTCTTTAGATAAATCTTCTAATTTATTAGGATCCATACCATCTAAACCAATATTTTTAATAAATATTCTAACTCTTTGGTCATCACCTAACTTATTTCTATAAATAATTGCAGCCTGAACTTCATTATCTAATTCATATAATTTACCGACAGCAGAATTAAAGAATCTAGTGATAGCAATAATTAAATTTTTATCAGGTGGGCTTTCATATTTAGCACTTAACATCAAACGTTTTAATGATTTATAATATTTACCTTCATCATAATAATGTTGTTGATCTTCTAATAATGCTTTAATATAATCATTCATATCTAATTTCTTTGAACTAAAGAAATATATACAGCTAACTTCTTTAAATACACCATTATAATATATAATACAATCTATTTTACATAATTCTGTTTTATTATTAAAAAATACTTTAAATAATTCTAAATTTAAATCTTCCATTTTATATATTTTATGTTTTTCTGGTTCTTTTCCTTCTTCTGCAAGTTGTTGAATTTTAAATTCCATAAAAAAGAAATTATCTTGCTTACTTATTCTATCAAATATTTTTTTAAATTCTTTATAAGTATTTTCAACATTTAATTTATTTTTTACTACACATAAAAAATCAAAGTCAGCCGGAAAATATTGGGAGGCTAATGCACTAGTACCAACTAATCTAATAGGATTTTTATTAAAATCTAAAACTTTATACATAAAATTTAAATCTCTGGATAAATATTTTGTCTCTAAAACATCCATTTATAATATAATATATATTTATATTATAAATTAATTATTTTATTTTTTATATATCACTTAAAAAACCAAATCCACCATCATCTTCCTCCTCTTCTTCAGGTTGTTCTTCCTCCTCTTCCTCTTCGTCTTCTTCTTGTGGTTCATCTTTGGCATATCTCTTCATAACTTTACCAACTTCATCCTCATCTTCATCTTCCTCTTCATCCTCTTCTTTAGGTGCTTCTTTCTTCTTCTTTTCTTTTTCTTTTGGTTTATAATCTTCAAGTGGATAGACTAATTTATAATTTCTAAATTGAATTTCATTATATACTTGTTCTAAATTAGCGCGTAATAAATCTAATTCTTCGCTAGCTCCATAAAATAAACCAGCTTCAGGATCTAAATAATAAATTAAACTTTGTAATGATTGTAAAACTTTATCAACTGCAGAATTAATAACACTTTTAGAACCATTATTAAGTTTGTTATATCCAATACTACCAATATAAACAGAAATATTATTATATTTAGAAACTATATCAGCTATTCTACCAATATAATCAGATAATTCTGGTACTTCATCAGATTGCCAATCATTGCTAACCATAGAAATCATTACATTCATATCTCTAAGCATTAATGAAACTAATCGTTTTAAAACTCTTTCTTGTGTAGGATTTAATTGTAATTCACCTTCTAATTTTTCTTTATTGTCCATATAATTCTTTTTTAGTCTCTCAAGAACTTCTCTATCTGCTTTTCTATCTTCTTCTAAAGCCTCATTTATTAAATTTTTGTATAATTCCATTAATATAATATGAGATAAGAAATTAAAAATTTCATATCAAATTTAATAATAAAAACTTTATTAATTTTTATTATTTCATATATACAGATTATATTAAAATTTTATTTTTTAAATTTATTTTCTATATGATGCTTTGCATTTTGGATCTTTTAATGCTTCATTATATTTAATATTATGTTTTTTAGCATATGCTTTTACATGTGATATCCATTTTGAGGCTCCTTTCTTTCCGCCTGTTGATACCCCACCTGTAACTAATCCACCTCTTTTTACCTTTTTACCTTTACCTTTCTTTAATAGACCTAATTTATCTGCTAGATCGACACCTTTAGTAACTACTTTAGCAGTATTAGATATCCCCTCAAGAACATCGTCGAAGAAACCTGCGCCCTCTAATTCAGCCATACCAGAACCAACAGCGCGGGCTTTTAATAGTTTTCTAGATAGTCCTAATTTTCCACCTGTACCAATACCACCTGTACCAATTCCACCTCTATGACGTCTTCCTGCTCTTACTGGAGTTGAGAAATTCTCTTCTCTCTTATTTAAAGCAATAGCACCACCTTTACGAGGACGGCCTCTTTGTTTCTTTTCTTTACCTAATGCTAAAAGTGGAGCAAGTTTTACAGCTGATTGGACAGTAGAAGCTATATCATCAAAAAATCCCCCACCAGTAGCAACTCCACCAGTTGAAACTCCACCTCTAACAAATTTATTTATATCGTCAAATAAGCCCCCACCAGTACCAATTCCACCTGTACCAATACCACCTTTACGAGGACGGCCTCGTCGTTTCTTTTCACCACCTACTAACTTATTTACTGCTTGAAAAGGCATTACAAATCCCTGTTTAAATCCATCAGCGAAATCTGACCAGAATCCAGAGCCTTGGATAGTATTTCTAGTAATAGGCATATCTTTTAATAATTGTCCTTTTCTTTCTGCATCTCTTATATATTTGTTGTTAATCATTTTAACCTGTTCTGCTATCTTTCTATTATAATCAGAATCTTCCATTTTTATATAATATATATATATATAATAAAAATTATTTTATTTATATGAAAATAAAATAATTATTAAATAATTAAATAATTAAATAATTAATTTACATTAATTTACTTTTAAGTCTTTTACCATAACCAAGAGCATCTAATGCATCTTTACCAGCCTTAGCATATTTATTATCTTCAAATGCACCTAATGCCTTTTTAGCCATTGGGAGAACACTTGTAGCAATAGATTTAAGAGATCCCATAAGACCAGAACCAACATAGCGTTCTAGATGATGAACATTCATAGCAGGTTGAGCAGCAGCCCCTAATACTGCTTCTTTAGATAATACACCAGAAGTGTATGCGCTAGAAGCACCATTTGAGGTGGAGAGGATACCAGATTGCATTACAAGAATATTAAGTTGTGGTTGTAAAGTTTGGGATTGTGTATTTGTAAATGATACATTTTGAATTTGGAATTGGCAGGTTGAGAGAGAACCAGGAGCATAATAATCTTGTGGGATGTTAATTACATCACCAAAATTAAGCATAAGTGGTCCTGCACAAGTTGGAACATTTTGTGGTCCATATATACCTCCTGCTTGGGCTACACCTCTTTGAGCACCACTGAACTCTGCCCAAGTCATCTTAGATCCTGATTTCATACCTGCTCTAAATAATTGTTCTTTAGAAAAGGTTGTAAGGATACCAGATTGATTGTTAAGAGTAATATTAATAGAATCAATAGTTAAATAACTATCTGAGACAGTATTACCATATTGACCCCATTTAGCATAGTTATCAATCCATACAAATACTTTATCTGGATATGAGTTAAGCATTATACTGTTAGAAGTTAATGAAGCAGAAGAACCAGCACCAACATTAGAACCTGCTGGAATTTGGTATAGAGTATAAGTAGCGAGGGGTGTGACAATTGTGGCTGGGATAAGGTCAGAAGGTTTAGGAGTGTAATACATACATTCAATATAGCAATTTGCTTGATCATAAGCAACACTTTGAACTGCTTTATTAAGAATAACATTATCAGCAGCTTTAACCCATCTGAGAGCGCGTTTTGCTACACTGTCCATTTGACAGGTTACGAGAATTTGAGTAAGACCACTGAGACCAGCTTGTTCGCCAGATTCTCCAAAAAGGAATGGAGAGACGAAAAGAGGTTCGCGAACAGTTACATTAATAGCAACAGTGCGGGCTTCTAAATCACCTGTAGATGTACCAGCACCGGGATCATTACCAGTAATGCTATTAATTATGAAAGAGTTACGAGGAACTTCATCATTATTACAGTTAGCATTATTAAAGTTATTAAAAGGTGAGTTAAATGTTGGCCAGTCATTAGGATATTGAGTAACTGGAGAAGTACCTGAGGCAGTACCAGCTTGAGCAACATAAAGAGGGAGAGCATTAGTATAATCACCGAATTTATCAAGTTGAGTTGGTGTAGTGCCATTCCAGCGTTGAAATTCTTTACGATCTACTGCGCGAAGAAGGGGATCGAGAATATTATTTACTTGTGCGCTTACGGTCGTATTATTGATTTGAACTGATGCGTTCGAACATAACATATTGAGGGGAAAAGGAGCAAGACAATCACCAGCTTGAACAAGTACAGGAGCAGTACCGGCAGCGCCAAGAATTATTTCGGTATTGAGTGGTTCAAAATTTACAAGTTTAACACCTGGAGCGACAGAACCGGTTACAGTAATTGTAAAGGTAGCACCCCATACAAGATTACGAGATAAGACGGTTGAGGTCGAGGGAATCTGCACATTATAGACATGTTGTGAGCTTGTAGCACTATTTGCGGGATATCGTTGTACAGAAATATTTTGACCAGAGCGAAAAACTGCATAATTGATTTTATCATCTAAATCGAGAACTACATCTCTTACGGGTACAGGATTTATTTGTTGCGACATTCTATATATATATTAAAAAAAGATAAAAAAAAAGAAAATTATATATTTCTAAATTTATAAATAAATTTTTATAACTTTAATTGGTTTTTTGTTTATTATATGATTTCTTGCGTAATAGAACTAATATATCAGCAGAACAACCAGCAGAAAGTGTCATAGGATGTAAAACTCCATATTTATCTCTCCAATAGATTTGGATGGTTAATTGTTGAAGATTGTTATTACCTAGCAAATCTATTAATCTATATTCAGATGTAGGAATATAATAGATTGATTGATTAGTTGCTTCTGTTCCAGAATTAAATGGAATAATAAAGTCTGTGAGCACTTTTGTCTGAGATTGTTGTTGATAAATAGAGGATTGAGTAGATGGATCGATAGTATTTAAATTAACAGGAGCACCAGACATTTGAGGTTCAAGTGGAATAGTAGTGGATACGAATACTAATGCTTGAGCAGGTGACCAATTAACAACAGAAGATGCTTGTTGATAATATGCAGTATAATCACCGACTAAAGTTTGAGACATTGGAAAAAGAATATCAGTGTCTAAAAGATATCTACATTCATCATTTGGATAATTATAATTACGAGCATTAGGAACAAAATACTCAAATCTAAATGTATTTAAAAGATTATATAAAGGTTGATTTACTGCTACATATACTTGAGTTGAACCATCAAATCCCGGAATACCAGTAGGTAATGAATTAGGGCGATAGAATACTATTTTTTGAGCGACAGCATCCCATTGAAAATATGGTCTATGATTCCAAGTAGCACCAGTAATACCATTAATAAATTCTGTAATAGCGTCATTAATCATTTGGAGCATAGTATCGACACTATAAATATAATAATATGGATTACTTAAAAACTCTTCTTTATTAGTAGGTGCTTTTAATTGGACTTCATAAAGAGGATTATGAACTTCAGGTTTATAAATTAAAGTTGTAATAGCATCATTAACATAAGGATTATTATATATTGTTTGTCCAGTATTGTGATCTGTAGTAGAAAAGAATAAGGCTACTTTATAAGTTGTAAAATTAGTAAAGGCAGTGTCTGGTGGATATAATTGCATATCTGGAATTATAACAGGTAAATTAGATTGTATATTCCAACGAGTTACAGAAAGATAATAATCACCAGTAACATCAACAACATTAGATGATTTAGTTTGATTAAAGATCATATATTGAGGATTTGGATTATTGGGGGTATATTCATTAACTAACTGCATATTTAAATACTCATGCGTAGCATTATCATCTGTATTGGCATGTGGTGATAAATATTTTAGATTTTGAAGACTAATCATTTATATATATTATATGTGAAAAAAAAATAAAATAAATAATTTAAAAGTTCTAAATAATTTAATATAAAATAATCTAAGTTAGATTTTAACAAATTTATAATATAGATTTAGATTTAATTTTATCAAAATCTAAATAGATTTTTAGGATATGATGTAATAATAAATTTATTATTACAAAATCACAATATAAATTTTATTTTTTATATAAAATAATATAATTTATATTATAAAAAATAAAAATCTATACTATATTATATATGGATTGTAATTTATTCGTAGAATGTCCTAGAGATCTTGATGGAAAAAGAAATGGTTATGCATATAAATATATTGATATTTCAATTGATAAAATTTTAACACATACAATTAATTATTTTGATGATAAACTTCATTCTATTAAATATATGTATTGTCCAAATAATTATATTATACTTCATTTTGTGCCATTCCTAAATCAATTAAATCATATAAATTTTTTGGGTACCGATCATAGTTTTAATTTATATCTTCCTTGTAATACTGATTGGTATGAAAGAAATAATAAAAAATATTTTATAAAAATAGAAACAGATGCATCTAATGTATCTATAGTTTTTAATGAAAAAATAATTAATTTTGATTATACAGAATTTCTATAAATTATAGTATAGTCTTTACTGCTTCTGCTACTTCATCTTCACTATCACTATATTCTTTAATTCTACAATTTATACATTTTTCTTTTTTTGTTCCTTTATGTGATGCACCACATTTCTTACAATATAAATAAGTATCATCCTCTTCTGAACTATCTATATCTATATCACTTTTTTTAAATGTATATATTTCATCTGATGTTTCTTCTATTTTATTAACTTCATCTATTACTTTTTCATCTTCTGTCTTTTCATTTACATCTACTAATGTTAATAATTCATCTTGAACTTTCTTTAAATTATGTAAATATATAATACTAAATGTTTCAATCGATTGAAATGCTTCATCAATCTTTTCTAATTCTTTTTCTATTGATTCTTTTGTATTATTTAGAAATGTATTTAATTTATTTAATTTTTTTATTCTATCTACATTAAATCTATATTTATGAAAAGTATGCTGACATACTGCATTTACTTCTCCGTATGTTTTCATTGCTTCTTTTGTTGCTTCATATACTTGTTGATATTCTGATGGGTCACACATTTTATATATTATATATTTAGATTTTATTTTTAAAATAATCTAATTTATATTTAATTTTTTAAAACATTCTCGCCATTTAGCAGAATAATATGTATTTCGTAACTCTTCACCTTTTTTAATATCTCTTAATGCAACTATTAACATTTTATTATTTTTTAAATCTCCTACTTTTTTTATATTTGGATTTTCTGAATGATTATAAAAAGGAATACATCCACTAGCACCAGCCCAAGTTTGACGATCATCTGACCAAGTAAATAAATGTTCATTTTTATTTCCATCTACACTATTTACAATATACATTAAACCAGTTTCAATTACTTCATCTTTTTTTATATCTTGATTAGAAAATACACCATAACCAAATTCAGATATATCCACTTTTACTTTTGAACAATTGACTAATCCCATTTCTTCGCTCATTTATAATATAATATAGATTTATATTTTTTTAATTTAAAATATATTTTATATTTTATTATGAGAAAATATAAAAAAGATGATACAATCGGGAATCGAACCCGAACCGAATGATTGGAAATCACTAATACTACCATTATACTATTGTATCATAATATATTACTTTATACTATGAAACAAAACAAAAAAAAAAGATGATACAATCGGGAATCGAACCCGAACCGAACGACTGGCAATCGTTAATACTACCATTATACTATTGTATCATAATATATTGAGAAAATAAATTTTTATATTATACTTATATTATATTTTTTATTTAATATAATTTTATATTTTTTTATAAAAAAATCTAATTATATTTTATATGGTTAGTTATAAAGAAGATTATCAGTATGGTATGATTAAAGAGTTAGAAGTTTTAGATATTATTAAAAAATATTTTGATAGAGATATTAATAAATCTATAGATAGATATTGTAATTATGATTTTTATGATGATAAATTTACATATGAATTAAAGAGTAGGCGTAATAAATATGATACTTATCCTACTACTATGATTCCTGAGTTAAAATTAAAGAAGAGAACAATTTTATTATTTAACTTTTTAGATGGATTATATTATATCAAATATAAAAAAAATAAATTTGAAGAATTTGAAAGAGGATATTTCTGTAAAGATAGAAATGATAAAAAAGATGTTAATAAAGGTTATGTTTATATCCCTATAGACAAATTAAAATGTATTATTAAATATTAATAATTGCAGAAACTATGTCGTCGTAGTTAAATCCAGTTACTTGTTTTAATGTATTCATCATTTTAATATAATCACTTAATCCCTGATTATCATTTAATATTGTTAATGCTCTTAAAACACAATGTCTCCCACATGTAGCAATATTATCTTTTTCAACTTGAAAGTCTTTTGAATTATAAATAATATCATATTTATTTTGTGCATTAGTTAATAACTTTGTTAAATATGGTGTATCATCTATTTTATTTTCATATTTTTTGTCTATCCATTTTAAAGGTTCATCAACTTGATTACCATAACTATCAAAATATTGAATAGTTGGTTTATGTGTATCTTTATCTATATATTTTGAAAGAAGAACCCAGTGCCCAAATTGTGGTTTGGCCTCATAGATTATAATTATATCATCTTTTTGATTTGGTAGTAATTGGTCAATTGAATTATAATTTTTTAAATCTTGATGAGACATAATTGGAGTATCTGGTAGATATTTTTTAATATCTAGATCTGTTAATGGTTTTTTAGATATTTGTTTTGCTTCACCTTTATTAATTCCTGAACCTTCTAAAGTATGTAAATATTTATTTAAAATCCTAAATTGTTGTTTTGCTTTTGTTTCACTTAAAGGATGTTTAGAATATCTTTTGCGTGTTTCAATATTCTCAACAAAATATCCTTTTGGTGATTTAATTATTTTAAATGGCATTATATAATATATATCTAGATTATATAATTATTTAATTAGAACATTTTCCACAACATCCACATCCTCCAATATATCCTAAATTTATACCATATTTCTTTAACATATTCCTTTTTTTCATATTTTTAGCACCTCCTAATTTTGAATGTTTTTCTTCTATTATTTCGTCTAATATCTTCTTAAATACAACACTAGGAAAAAAAGATTCTTTTATTCTTTTTTCATATTTAGTTTTTATTGTTTCTAATGTATCTAATATGTCTGCATAAAAACCTCTTATGACATATCTAAATGTTTTTGGATCTTTTCCCATTATTTCATAACCTTTAGCCATAATTTCATCTAGAGGCATATTAGGATTTGATACGACTAATATCCCGAAAAATATAGACCATAAAAAACAATATCCGCCTCCCTCTATATCTTCTTTATCTACATATTCTTCTATACTCTGATATCCTTCTTTAAATTCTGAATTATATAATCCTACAGGCATTCTTGGACATATTTCAAGAGGTTTTATATATTTAAAGTCTATATTTGTTTCTTTATATATTCCTTTTTTTATTGTTTCTACTATTGAATCCATTGCTTTATTCATTTCTTCATCTCTTTTTTCAGCCATCTCTTTAAATTCTTCCATATCTATTTTTTTACCACTAATTTTTTCTACATATTCTTTAACTTTATTTAATAATATTTCATTTTTAATATTAAAGGTTTGGGGCTCATATCTATATATTTCTTTTATCTTTGGTTTTATTATGACTAAATTAGCATGTCCTAATGTGCCAATTGGAACAATTATTAAATCTTGATTCTTGTTAATACAATTTATTATTTTTTTTAATTGTTTTTTTATATCGCTATTAAAAAAAGAAATATCTATTTCTGGTATTGGACATTTTATGTCCCCTTTTTCAATTAGTGTAAGCATAACTACATCTCTTAAAGTTCCATCTGGATCATACCCTCTTATTTTATCTTCTTCTCCTTTTTTTTTATATTTATTTATAATATCATCTAGAGATTCTATTTTTTTAATAATTTCTTTTTTCTCTTCTGGTTTTACAATTCTTTTATCATCTGGTATTTGAATTGCGACTATTTCTTTTTCTATTAATTTTTCTTTTTTACTTTCTTCTGGTTCTTCTTTCTTTTTAGGTTCTTCTTTCTTTTTAGGTTCTTCTTTCTTTTTAGGTTCTTCTTTCTTTTTAGGTTCTTCTTTCTTAACTTTTTCTTTCTTGACTTTTTCTTTTTTAGGTTTTTGTTTTTTAATAAGTACATCAGAAGCATCAATATTAGACTGAGGAGATTTTATATGATTATTAATAATCTCAAAATGTTTTTTTATTTGATCTATAATTTCATTTTTTTTCATTTTAGAATAACCTTTTATATGATGATGTAAGTTATATAACTTAACTAATTTTTTCAATTGTGATAATGTTAAATCTTCTAATTTCATATATTATTTATTTAGATTTTATAATTTATTTAAATTATATTGTTTTATTATACTTTTTATTATATCTTGTATTGACATATCTAATTTTTGATTATAACACATACATCCTCCTGTTTTTTTCTTTTTTTCTTTCTTTTCTTTCTTTTCTTTCTCTTTTAGTTTAGTAATTGCTTTTAAATCTTTTTCTGCATTCTCTAATTCTGTTTCTGTTATTTTTTTTTCTTCTTCTAATAATTCAAGTTCTTTTTTATCTTTCTTTATATCTTTCTTTTTCTCTGATGGTTTTGATCTTATAAATTCAATTTGTCTATTTATTTTTCTTAATCTTCCTCTTAGGCCTGCTACTTTTATTCTTGCTTTAGTAACTGTTAATTGTTTTTTTTTATTTATTTTTGCTTCTTCAACTATTTTTTTATCCGCTTTAACTAAACCATAATAATAAATTTTATTTCTTTCTGCACATTCCTTCATTGTTCCTCTTCTTTGATTCTTTTTTAATGGTCCTGATGAACATATAATTTTTTCCTCCATATATATATTATATACATATATTTTATAATTCTTCTGTTATTTCATTAGTTATGTTACGACATATATAATCACCCCAATATGGCTTACAATACTCAATAATCTTTTTATATGGGAGGTCTTCTGATGTCAATACTCCTTCATTTTTATGTTTTAATAAATATTCTATAAATGCTAATACAGATACTGATACTTGTAATTGAGTACAATTAGAATGTGTGTTTTTACCTAATAGTTTAAGAGTTTGATTATTTGTTAATACTGAACCACACCAATATACTCTACCATCATTAAAAAAGACACAAGCACCTAAAGAGTCATATCCATCTTTATTAATAATATCTTCTTGATATAATGGAATATGATGTTTTGGATCTTTATAATTATTCTTTTTCATTAATTCTAAACATTTCTGAGATATAGGGCAGGAATCATATACATATGAAATAATTGGTGTATAATTCTTAGTTCCAAATAAATTAGACATACTAACAACCTCATTATGTGTTATCATTCTGCCTTTTATTTGTTCTACTTTATTATCTGGAGTTATTATATACGATGTTGTAAAGCAATCCATAGAATGTTTATCTGGATTTATATACATGTGAGGGTTATATCTTGACTTTTTATATTCTGGTGTTGGTGGTTCTGGTGATGATAAAAAAGAAGGTGATAATGCTTCACTAATTAGACCTGCTGGACTCCAAGTATTATATATATAATTCTTTTTAGGTTTATAATGAGTTTCTTGTGTATCTTTTTCTGCACAATGAATCATTTTAACGCATTTAGACGCAACATATGCCCATTTATTTTGTTTTATATATTTTAATAAATTTGGTTTATGATCTTTACAATATTGATGTATTGCTTCCATTGTCAAATTAGAAATAGCGCCGGGATTTGCTCCTGCACTTTCTATAATTGATGTACTAGATTTTGTTTTCTTTATTTCTTTTTCTAATTGAATATTTTGATAATATAATGTTTGTTTTTCTGGATTTCTTATTTCATCTTTCTTATATTCTTCAATCGAGGTATTTATATATAAACAATGATTTTGACGCGCTATATTTATGATTTTTATACTATCTGTATCAACTGTTAAATCAACGCATAATGTTTTATCATCCATTAATTTATTTAATATATCCTCTTGATTATCTTCTGTTAGATGTTTTTTAATATGAATGAGATTAGGTATAATTTTATATATATATTCTGGTATATCTTCTGGACATAAAATAATTATCTCTTTTGTTTTTAGTAATGGATGTTTCTTCTTTTTTAATAACTCTAATAGAGACCTTTGGATAGTCCCCATACCTAATAATAATAATCTATTTATCATATAATATATACTTATATTATATAATGATAGAATTTTATTTAGAACCATCTGATAAAAAGACTAAAAAGTATATGGTTTCATATATTAATCCTAAAACTAAAAGGGTTAAGACTATTAATTTTGGTGCTAAAGGTATGAGCGATTATACTATTCATAAAGATAAAAAAAGAAAAGAAAGATATATAAAACGTCATAGTGGTATGGGTGAAGATTGGAATGATCCATTTACTTCAGGTTTTTTTTCGAGATGGCTGTTGTGGCACAAACCAAGTTTAAAAGGGTCTATAAAAGACACAGAGAAACGATTTAATATTAAGATTCATTTGATTGAATAGAATTTTTTTGTTTTAATTTTATATTAAATTATTACTTTTCTTTTATAAAACATAATCCTCTATCTGATGCATTTCTATGTTCTTCTGCACCTTTAGTCTTCAATAACATTTTAGATTTTTTAACAGTAAAAGGAATTTTATAGTTCTTTAAGATATCTTTTAAATCATTATTTGATATAAAATTATTTGTATCTGTTGTAAATTCAAATATATTAAATAGTTTATTATAATCATCATCTTCATCATTCTCTTTATTTTGTTGTAAAATATCTTTTGGATAATCTGCTTTAGTATTATATGCTTCTATAATTAATAATATAAATTCATTTATAATATCTTTTCTTGATAAAAATTCAGTTTTTAAATTATTATCTTTTGTATAATATTTATATCCTTCTAACTTTAAAGAATTATCAAAAGTATCATCTATAAATTTAGATTTCATTTGAAATTCATTACATAATTCCATTGCATCACTTGGTTTAACTTTATCAAAATCATTGCAACATATCATTAACGATGATTGAATTTTAAATTCTACTTCATCTTTATGATTTTTACGTCCATCTATATAATCTCCTCCACTACAAAACTTTTTAATCATATTTCCATCTATATATTGTTTTTCTTCTAATGATATCTCTTGAGTTATTGCTAATCTAACAAATTCATAGTCTAATATCCAAGATTGAGCTTTTGATGCATCCTGTGTAGATGTTTTTAATATAAAATTACCTGCGTTTGTTGTTCTAATATATCCATCAAATGCTTTTTTTAATATATCACTTAATACACCTTTTCCACAATTTCTTAAACCTTGTAATAGAACCCATTGTTTATCTTCTATGTGTCCTGCTAAAATTCTA